TTCTTCTTTTGGTTCTTCTTTTGGTTCTTCTTTTGGTTGACTTGGTTTACTTGGAAGCTGTGCTGAGAAATTTGTATCATTCCCAAGTAATTCCCTAACTGTATTTAATGTGTCTACATATACACTATCACCTCTTAGACTTGAAAGTTTTTTTGTTACTTTTTTTAATTTTTTTTGAGCATTTATAACTTTGTTGAATTCTGGTAAAAATTTAATCTGTTCAGATATTTTTAAGCTTGGATTATATGGAACGCTTTTAATAAAACCACGCTCATTCTGCATATCTTTTTTTGAAGTTATTAAATCAACATAGGCATTTTGAAATTCTTGTTTAGCTTTTGCAAACTTTTCACTTTGCATCTCAGGGCTTTTTTTAAGCTCATCAAAAGGAATACCATCAATTTCTTTTTCTTCTCTTTGTCTTCTTATTCTAGCTTTTATTGATGTTTCTAGGTCTTGTTTTTCCATTTTATCTAGACTTTCTTTTGCTTCTTTTGCTTCTCTTTTTTTAGCTTCTTGTTCTTCCATCTCTCTAAGCTCACCTGGTGGTATTTGTTTCATGCTTTTTATTTTTCCTAAGCTGCCTACTTCAATAAATACATTTAACCCCACATGAGTGTTACTATACTCAGGAAATTCACTTATATCAATACGCTGACCTTTAAATTTACTTAAATCATATCTACTCTCAAGAAATTTAGCTGCTTTTTTTTGTTGAGATGTCATCTAATTCTCCATTTCATTGTTAACCTAAACCATATATACTTGTATTTTGAACAGGGGTTCCCTTTAAGCTTGAGCCTTCAAATCCTGTCAAAGGTGTTGATGCCACACTACTAGTGCCTCCTTGAGGTGTTATCGTGGCTCCAGGTTGAAACGCTCCTCCTGCCATTGAGCCTGTTAAGCTTTGACCAAAATCCATTGCATAATTACCATATATATCTAAATCACTTGGCTGGGCTGCTCTTCCTGCTTTATAATCTGCCTCTACCTGTCCACGCTTTATTGCAATTTCTCTAAGCAGTTGACCTCTTTGCATTTGTGCCTGCGATAGTCTTCTTGCTGCATCAGCTTTAGTACGCTCATTTTCCATCGCTATTTGACGTGCTTGCTGTGCTATGGACGCTCTTACATCTGAACCAATTTTACGAGAAACATCCTGTGCTATTATTGAGCCCTCTAATCCTTGCTGAGTAATTTTTTGCATTGCCTGTGCCTCTTGAGATTCACCTTGTTGGTATAGAGGCTGTGCCATTTGTTGATTTAACTTTGCAACATCCATCGTTCCTTGCTCAGCACCTCTACGCATTCTAGACATTGCCTGTTGCTCTTCTGCAGAAATTCCTGAGGCTTGGTCTAATGCTTTAAGCTGCTCTTTTCTTCTTGCTTTTAATTCTTTTACAGCCTTCTTTCTTGCACTCATGCTTTTTAATGCTGTAGAACCTGCACTTACCCCTGCTGCTATAACTGCTGCTGATACTGGGTCTATTTGTGCGTAATTGGCATAGGGTCCACTGTGTACCCATTTATTTATTTTGTTTGCTAAATGCATTAGATTTCCTCCTTAATGCTATGTATAAGGTCTCTATCCAAAGATTGGTTCATATAATTTTCCATGTTGAGTGTCCATTTTGTCCAATAGTTGTTATATAGTTCTGGTGATGATTTTGCGTTTGCTAGTGCCACTGCGTAGTCGCATAGGCTTGTATGAAATCTATTAGGTATAACTGGTGCAATACTCCTGTAGTCTTTAACTACGCACATTGAGCCATTAGGGGCTTTTGTTCCATTAGTTGACACTGAGCCTGTAAGTGCTGAATTTAGCGTGTAGTTTGACTTATATTGTATAAGATTACCACTTACTATACCATTGTTTATATATCCCTTATCAGGTGCCCCTGGAACACTTGAAAGGACTGAGTCAGCTGAATTATATCCAGTTAATGTTCTTTCTAAACTTTCCCATAAAATATTCTTATTTTCTAGCTCACTAGTTAGCTCTGTTGCTAGGTCTATTTTTGTAGCAACTGAGTTATACCCTAAAACTCCTAAAACCTTATCATTTGTTCTTTCTGTTAAGGACGCTTTGTAGTGTAGTAAGAATCTATCTGCTGAGCTTGGTGCTCTGTTAAATATTATAAAGTCTCCTGATATGGCGTAAGCTGTTGGTGTTCCTCCATCTACTTTATTAGTATTTGAGCTTCTGTATATTTCTTCTTCTGATATTTTTCTTAATTTAGCACCTTGATGCATTACCGATACATCTCTTATGTATCCTTGTGGTAATACTGCGTAGTTCCTATCGTATTTATCTAATGATGTTTCATTACTAACTATACCCAGACCAGATATTGTGTTTGGGACTATAATAGTATACAATGCATCATACAATTCTAACTTGTTTGATATTTCTATTTCTGCTTCTTTTAAAAGCTCCTTTAGCAAACCACCTGGTGCGTCTGTAAAGAGTAAACATCTATCTACTAATTTATCCCATGTCATATTAATTTCCTTGTTCTAATTTTTTTATTCTTGCCTCTAACTCAGATATTATCTGCTGTAGTCGTGCTATTAATTTATTTATCTCTGGGTCTGTCGACTTATATCCTATACTACTCATACTCTACCTCAAGTCTTGATATTTCTTTTATTTTATTTTCTGCCGAGCTATCGTCTGATATTTTTACCTGTACACTTTTACCTCTTTGACTAGTACGAGTTGACTGAACCCCATTTAAGTAATTTGCTTTATTTTCTGTTGACCCAGCTATAACCTCTAAATCTAATAGTGTTCCACTAGTATCTGCATTTGTGTTTGTATTTACTCTTCTTATGTAGGCATTTTGGTCATAAGAGGTTAACTCCTGTTCACCAGTCTGTGCTATCATTTCTATTGCAACACTCCCTTTATCTCTGTACTCTGATGTGTTTACTGCTTTTCTTACGTTGCTATCTGTTGCACTTTCTATTAATAATGTATTGTTGTTATCGTCAAAAGAAAATTCATCATATTCTACACCTGCGTGTTTTTCTGTATACCACACCTGTCTAAATATATCATATATGTAAAATTCTGTATTTGTTGATACGCTTTTAGTTATATATAGTTTATTATATTTTGCATCATAATGTGTCTTCATTATACTTGAGTTACTTGCTACTGTAGACTGGTAATCATCTCTTATCGGATATGTTATTGGCGTTGCTTGAAATCCTGAGTCTAAATATATAACATCTTCATTTGATAAGAAAAATATTCCATTTGGTGCTTTAGTTATACCCTTATCATTTATACATCCTATGTTTGGATGAGCCTCTACTAAGCTCCAGTTAGTTGGGTCTCCACTAGGTACATTAATTCTAAATATACCTTTAGTCATAAACACAACTATGTCACTCATTAGAGTTTCTATTCCTACTATCTCTCCACCCTGGAGGTCATCAAGCTTAATAAAGTTACTTGTAGGTATAGAATCTGGTGAGCCTGGATTAGAGTACATAACAAAGTTAGGGTACTCTTCAGTATCCTCATCTCCTGTAATTTTTACATTAGCCACAAACTGCCTACCATTTAACATTGTAGCGTATTTAAATTTAACATCTAACGATGTAATTCCTTCATTAGGATGTCTAGCTCCATCTGGTAGCCCTGGGTCATAAAAATCAAATAATACATATCTGTTGGTTGCTGCTGTATTTCCTGTCCCATTAGAATAAAATTGATAGTTAGAGGTACCAAAAAGAAACGTATCTTCTTCTGGAGTTAAAGTTGAACCAAAACTTCCAATGTCTGGAACATCCCCTGAGAATCTTATAAAGCTATCAAAGTTATCGACTATTTCCGACCTGTCTGCAGTTAAATTAGTAGGGTAGTTTTTAACATTGTTATCATCATGCTCTTGTATTGAATTTCCTTTTAATGTTGAATTTGGTATAGATAGCTCTGTAACGTGAGTTGACATTCCAATACTTTTACCTGCAAACGCTCTTAAGTTGTCACTAAGTGTGTAATTTGGCATCGCTTTTCTTACTGATAATCCCTTGACATAAACTTTTGCAGTTTGATAAATATCTCCAATAACATTCATATACATATACATATATAAGTTGGTAGACTCAGGTGTTACAGAATATTGAAACCATCTCCATTTATCAATATTTTGATTTCTCTCTCCACCTTTACCTTGTGCTATGTCTTGTAACGCAGAGACAGTTCCATCTGTATCATCAGCTAAAATTGAATCATGTAAAAATAATCTCCAACTTGCATCGCTTCTATTAAATCCCTCTGCTCGTATCCATCCACTTACAATATGCTCTGCAGCTGTAATGCCTGATGACCCTCCAAGCCTAAATCTCCTCATGTCTTCATTTGGACTTCCATCATGAGTAAATTTAAGATGTGTTTCATTTGTAGAGCCACCATCTCCAGAGTTAGTTGTATTAAAAGCTGTTGTGAAAGGACCTGCTGTTGATGTGTCATTTTGTACTAAAGCAATTGATGAACCACCTGTATTAGGGTCCATATCATGTTCATCGTCTATTTCATCAAGTAAGTCGTCATTTGCAAAATACCATCCTCCATTAGGACTGCCACCTATACACTCACCATTGTCTGAAAAAATTACATCGGTTTGCTCAGATTTATGATTAAACTTACTTATTTTTTCTGAACCATAATATGTAGGGCTCATATTTGCATCATTTGTAACTTCTTGAGATATAGTGCTAGCATCATCACCAGTCGTATTTATTAAATGATACCCTGTTGTATCAAAGTTAATTACTTGATTACTTCCATGGTGGGGCTCGTATTTAAATCCATCAATAATTAAATGGTAATCATCAAAATCTCCAGAGCTTGGAGTGTTATCGCCTTTAAACCATAATATGTCGTTTCCTGCATATAAATCAAGTTGCTCTTGGTTTGGGTCATTATCACCCATGTAAATTGTTTTTATTTTATAGAATGTTCCACCATTTGTACTTCTGTATACATTTAATCCACTGGTTCTTGGGTTAAATTTTTGGGTGTCTATTTTTCCTGTTAATTTAAACGCTGAACGCTCTAAACTTAATATTCCACTTTTTTCTCTTGACTTGTATGTAAATGCATCTGAGCTTGATTTAATAACAGCATTTTCCAACAAAGCTTCTTGTACGCCATCATAAATTGGTACAAACCTATAATCATATGTATCTTGTGAAAAGTTTAAACTTCCATCTATATATGTAGGAGATGAAACTGAATCAACAGTGTATGTGTTTGCTTGCTCTACTGGTACTGCAGTGTCCATAAACCATGTAGGGTACATTGTGTGTGCATCAGAATTGTAGTCGTGAGTTAGCATACCATTAAAATGTTGTCTGTTAATATACTTAAATAATAATGGAGCGTTGTCTAACCCACACGCAAATCTAACACCATCTGTATATGTTCTCATTCTAATGTGCATATCTGAGGCATTTGCTATTGTTGCAATAGTATCTAAGTCTCCATAGTCATTTGCATTAAGCATACCAATTTCCATGTTTGTTCCATCTGCGTATGTTATTATTAATGCTCTACCATCAAATGAATTTGCGTCATTTATCTGAAGGTTATTAGGTGTTGCACCATCGTCATTTCTGTCAAAAACAAAAGTAAGCTGTGCTGATTCACCATCTTCTTTTATTGTTTCATCTACTGTTGTAGTTACAAATGTTATTACATTAGCATCTGTTACTTCATTTATAACTAAAGCTTTATTTCGGTTGCTACTTTCACCATCGTCAGCAAGTGTGTCACCATCTCCTGTATCGACATCTGCGTCTGTACTTATTACAATAGTATCTCCTGCCTTAAATATTGTCCTTAAGTCTGTTGAACCTCCAGGGATTATAACATTATCAGTATTTATAGTACCACCTATTGTCATTGTGTTTGTTGAGCCACCACCTGTAAAGGATATATTATTTGTATCTACATCAACTATTTTTACGCCTGTTAGCTTTCTGTGTACAAATATTCCTGCGTTATTAATAATACAAGAAGGGTTTGAATCAGCGTTTCCTGATATATTACTAGACTGAGCACCTGTTCCAAATCTTTTTATTATCTTGCCATTAACGTGGCGTATGTTTTGTAGCTGCACAAAGCCATTAAATCCAATTCTTTTTGGGTCATCTTGAGTATTTAGTCCTGCATCTAAATTTGCTTCAATTCTTGGCATTATACTCCTTGAGCGTTAATTACTTGTATCATTGCTACTGCGTTAGCTGATGCTGCACTTGCTCTATTTTGTCTATTATCTTGTCTCCAGAGTAGTGATTCTGCTAGCTCTACTATTACCTGTTGTACTGAGTCACTTAAATATGTTATCTCAGTATTTGTAGCTACTATGTCTGATGGAGATGTTATATATACTAAAGTACAGTCTGATGTAGCTGTTGAAGATGAAACGTAGAGTCTGTTGTTAAATAATGCTCCCTTAGTTCCGTAATTATACGCTGTGTGGTCTCCAATAGCTGCTATTGTTGTTAGTTCTACAAATCTGTCGTTAGTATCGTCATATACGCTTACTACTCTAGTCATTGACTTTTGTATTTGCTCTACTGTACCTGTATCTAAATCTGATGTAATATCTGCTGCTGTTATACCATCAACTGTAAAAACATTATCATCTATTCTTGTTACTTGTGAAGTTAAATCGTTAACTGCAGAAAAAGCAACGCTACCTCCTACAATTTCAAAAGTTGTTAGTGTGACTGTGTCGCCAGTTACTAATCCATGTCCAGTTTTTGTAAATCTTCCATCGTCAGCTTCACAGGTTACCCCTGTTAATATCCCACCTGTAGGTAAACTAAAATATAATAAACTTCCTAAGTCTGTATCTGCTGTTGCACCCCCCATACTTCTTGATGTCTGTAAATGAACAAGTGCATCATTTGATAGCATTGATACTGCTTGACGCTGTGCATCATTTAATGCTACTAATTTTTGTGATTCTGAAAAATTTGTATTACTAGTGTCATCTTCAAGCCTGAACTGTAAGCTTGTTATCATTTCATTGCCTGTCATTTCTTAGCCTTTTTCTTCTTTAATCTTATTAAAATATTTTTACCTATTTTTTTTGCTGCTGCTTTAGATGATGCTCCCCACGCTTGTAAGGCTTTCAATAATCTTGTAGCCCTTCCTTTAGAGTCTCTTTCTGGACCCTTCATATTTCCCATTCTTACTAAAAAGCTACCCCTTCTAGGATTGTCTCCTGACTTTACTGGTGGTTTTAAATCAGAGCCAGGGTTATCTTTTTCATAGGATTCTCTACCCTTATCATTTAAGCCACCTTCAGGGTTCTTGCCTTCTTTCCTAGTCCATGCTGCTGTTTTTTTTCTTAGTATCATTTATCTCCAAATATGGGGGCAAGTTGCCCTGCCCCCAGTTTGTTACTCGTAAGAGTTATTTTCTATCCATTTACTGGAACTGGCATTACACCTGGTAAGCACAAGTCAACGACTGGAGTAGTTGTACCCTCGTCATTAACAACATGAGCAATGATTGCCTCACCTGCAGCCGAAACATCAAATGTCCCAGCGTCTACTTGACCTGATGAAAGTGGAGCCCCTAAAGGACAAGTACCATCATGGTTTGTCACATGAGCTTCTCCACCTACCTGTATCCATCCAATAACATCTCCTGATAATGCAGAAATGTCTATTGCATGGGGACATATGCCTGCAGCCTCTCCACAGTCAGAAACATCTTGTCTAACTGTAAATGTGCCACCTGACTCCCAACCATTATATTTAAAGCACAATATGTCTGCTGCAAAATCAACATCAGCACTTGCAGTATTGTCAAATGTAACTAAACGATACACTTCATTTGTGCCCTTTAGCTGAACTAAGTCACCTAAATTAAACATAGTATTGTTGGTTGTTGATGGTGTAGCTGTAACAGTCGCACTATCAACAAAAGGATAGGGAGCAAAAGGCGATTTATATTTTATTGTTGCCATTATTCAACCCCCTTTCTAGTAGCCACTAGGTCCACCAACAATCATTCCTTGCATTCTTGGGTTAGTACATACTAACTGACCCATCCAGAAGATTTTGGCTGTCCTAGCGTCTTGGTTAATTGGTTTTTGGAAGTCTTGGAATGAGAAGTTTCTCTTGCTGTGAACTTTAAAGTCAAGATACTTTGTGTTTAAGAATAACATTACGCCATCTGGGCAATGTGAATCTGCAACAACATCTGCACCTTTAAACTTAAGAGTTGAGAAACCTGCATCTACTAACATAGCGTCTGTTCCAACAAATCTCTTATTAGCTTGCAATGATGTTTCATACGCATCGTATAAAACCTGTGAGCAAACAATAAGGTCTGGTTGGTCAGCACCAATAGTTAGTGAACCATACATTCTAGTCATTCTAGATGCAATCTTACTTACACCATTTGATGTATCTGTTAATTGGTCAAAAGTGGCTGCTGTTGTATCATTAGTTGAATCACCCATTGTAAATGATGCAAACTTAGATTCCCACCATGAGTTTGAATCAGAGTTAACACCACCTAAGCTTCTATTGTAACCAATAATACAGTTATCAATGTTGCCAGGGGCGTGATTTGCTGATGCATCTGCTGAAGTAGCATCTATTATAGCTGACTCTGTTCTATAATCAGCAGCACCACCAAATACATCACCTTGACCACAAAGTGCTGTGATTTCATTACTTCCAGGAGATGCTGTACCTGAACCGAAAAGCTTTGTACCATACAAATCTTTAAGTGAACGCTCTGCATTTCCCATTTTTGATTTAAGTAGTGATAGAATCATACTATCACCTGAGTTTTTAAGTTCTTCTTCTCCAGAAATTGATATATTAGCATACGCCTGTTTCCAATCCCATACTGCTGCAGTGATAGGGTCAGATGGTGTTGTATCTAATACGTCATAACCAGAGTAGAAGCCTTGTGCTGTATTCTTAGCATATTCTAGTGGAGTAATAATCTTTCTACCACCATCGAGCACTTCAGCATTTTTAAGCATCTTTACTGCGATAGGGTTAGAGTTAAATATATTATCTACTAGAACAGGCAAGAACTTGTCTCTTGTTAACGAGGATAAAGCATCCCAGTTAATCGTCATTGAACTTGCTGACATTTTCTAGCTCCTTTACTTGTTAAAGTATTTTGCAATATCAGGGTCAGCCATATTTATTTCTTTCATATTCTTGTAGTTTTTAGGTGTTGATACATCCTTAACTACAGTATCTGAATTGTGTATTACTTTCCCTTGATTGCGTTGTTTGTTTCCATCTATTTTCTTTTGATGGTCCATCTCTATTTGCATTTTATCATAACTCCACAATTTAAATGCATCCTCAAGATTTGTCATTTGAGACTGTTCTATAAAACTTAGAAAGTCATCCTCTGCATTCTCTTCTTGGAACATATGTGTATTGTTATCAACTATGCTGTTAAGCTCTGACTCTAAGTCATCAACCATTCTCTCTAGCTCCATGTCGTTTAGCCTAGATTCAACCTCATTTATTTTTGAGTTTTCAGCTTCTGCTTTTTCTTCCTCTTTAGCTTGAACGACTTCTTCTAGTTCAAGTGGTTTTAGCTCGCCATTTAAACCTAGTTCTTTTAAGCCCTTTTCATCCTCGTAAAAGTAATCTTTTACATAGTCTCTGAACTCATCATCTGAACCTAGTTTATTGGCTAGTTTGGACCATTTTGCGATTTCTTGAGACTTTTGAGTATTGGACGCTTGCCAATTATCTTTATTAGCAGAGTCTTCTCTCCACTTAAGAATTTCAGCTCCATCAAAAGTTTCACCATCTATCTCGACTTCATAGTCTTCTAGATTGAACTCATCGCTCCCTAGCTCTTCACTTGCTCCCTCGTCTACCTCAGCCTTTGCAGGCGTGGCTTCCTTTACAGGAGATTCATCGCTATGGGGTTCATCACCGAATCCACTATCTTGTCCTACCCCTTTTTCTTGAGGATTTTGGTCCTCAGTCATTCCTGGGTTTTCATAAATAGCACCCTTTTCGGTATCTGTTAACTCCACATCATTATATGGACTTGGCATTTCAGACGCTCCTTTCAGCTCTCGCTTGTTTGGTGTTGGTCTTCAAATTTTTATTTTACTCTTCCAGATTTATCATCTGATGCAAATGTTGTAATTGGGTTACCTCTAAACAATCTTGTTCCTAGCTTATACACTACATTGTTAAATTTTAAATAGCTTTTACCAGCTGCTCTTGCTGCGTTTCCTGCTTGTGCTCTTACATAAAAACTACCAGTAAAGTTTTTTCCACCTTCATGCATATCAATTAATTGGTCTTGCTTAAATCCATTACTGTGTACTGGGCTTTGAATTTTACCTCTGTTTTTTGATGCAAAGCTTTTAAGGGATTTTCTTGCTTTTGAGCTGCTGCCTCTAGTTCTACGACTCTTAGAGGACTTTGATATTATTTTTTCTGCTAGTGATTTTTTCTTTTTTGGCTCTGCCATTACTGCTCCTTTTCCTCTCCAGGGACTGCTCCCATTTGAGCTTGCTTTCTTAATAATGCCTCCATTATTTCATTTTCATCTGTAGATTCATTAAGAATATTCATGTCAGCCTGTTGGGCTTCTTGTGCCATTCTCTTTTGGTCTATCATTTCTTCTAGGATATCCCTAGATATATCTTTCTCGTGCCATCTCCAGAACTGCTCTGGTGTGAGTAGTCCAAGCTGTACATAGTCTAATGCTTGGTCAATACGCTGTGCTCTTGATTCTGGCATACTTGAGCCTGGTACATATTTAAAGTCCATATCTTCATCTAGCTCATATGGTTGTAATGTCTCAAACTCGTATCCTGACTCGTTATTTCTTCTTATAACGATGGCTTGTTCATAATTGTTCACTAGAATACTTAGTGAATGTCTAAATAAATCTATAATCGCATCTGTTCCTACCTCTCGCTCTTTTGCTCGGATGATTTGCTGTGATGCTTCTTGAAGTGCTGATATGGCTTTTGCTGCAGTTACCCCACTTGGGTTACGACCTTGAGTGATGTCGTGTACGCCACTAATAGTATCTGTAAGCTGCATCATATACTGAGCTAAAGGTAGGTTAGATGATGAAATATTACCTGCTGGTAGCCTTTGTATGTTCTCATGGGGTCCATTGGTCCAAAATACTTGCCCTGGTTTGTCACTAGGTCTATTTCCTGGTGTTTTTGCTAGGGTTTTACTCATTACCCATGCTGGATTACCATGATATATTACATTATCGAGGCTTTGGGAAAGCAGTATAGCTGTTCCTACTGCTAGAGGTTCAACAATCTCTGGTTCCCCTTTGCCCCAAAAGTGATGCTCATCAGCATAATTCTTAAAATGTACTAGAGGAATAAAGTCTGTAGGTGACTCAACGTGCTGTAGTAGCACCTTACCTGCCCATGTGGTTAGGTATAATGTATCTCCAATGTAGTGAAATGCCTCTTTTAGTAGTACCTGACCCCCATACATCTCCTTGTCATCGTATTCTGTCGTAGGTCCCAGTGGCATAAAATCTGTTCTAACCTCAGATGATGATACACCTGTTTCAGAAGATGTGCCTGCTGCTCCACCAGATGCTGTAGTAGCTTGTCCGATACCACTAGAGTCTGATTTCATCTGCACAAAAGACTTAAACTCGTCTAATTTTCCTTCAGATTTAACAAATTTACCATTTTCATACATATCATGTAGGTCTCTTACATATGTAGGTGTTGCAAAGGTTACGCATTTAGCGTTTTCTATGCTTGTTGCTAGTGGGTCTACAAAGACTGTGTATACACTAGGCGTAGAATACTTCAATGTGCCATCAGAGTAGCTTAATTTCATAAAACCATCACCATATATGAGTCCATCTCGCTTCATTCCATTAACTGCTCTTAATGCCTTGTTTTTACGCATTTCTGATTCTACAGCTTCTTGTGCTTTTTTAGCAGAATCTACTTGGTCTTCACGCTTAGGCATAATATCTACCTTAGGTGCTCTGTCTGTAAGGATAGAGTACACTGTTTCTACAATAGAGTGTATAGAGTTTGCTACTATTCTTGTTTTATACTTAGGTAACTTAAAAGGTTTGAAGAAATCTCCATTATAAAGCTCCTCATTACGTCTCCATCGTGGAACTTTATGTGCTCGTGCACGCTTTGCCTCTTGAAACATACGCTCCATATACTTTAAGAGCTTCTTATCTTCAAGCTTAGGCTCGTATCCCTGTGGAATTACTACATCCCCCTTGTCTATCATTACCTTGTCGTAGTCTTTGTTAGCCATTAAAGCTCCTTAATTTCCACCTACTGGATTTTCTATTGTAACACTATCTACTACTCTTGTTGTTGGTATTTGACTAAAATCTTTATCGCCATTACCCTTTATTTTTTTCTTTTTCTTTATTTTTTTCTTTTTAAGCTTTACTTTTACTTTACCATATGCCATTATTTACCTTCCTTTTTCATTGCTATGTTGTGAGACTCTTTAAAGCTCATCCCACGCATCATATTAATTAACATACTCTTGATATGACCCTTGCTATGGTGCTTACCATGTTCTTTTAGTTTATTCTTCTGTTTTTTACTTAATCCTGGCATATTACCTCCTTAAAATATTATTATTGTTCCTGGCGTTCCATTAGAAGTTCTTGCTTCTTTTTCTACTATTCCAAGCGATGAAAGAGCAAATGCTGCTGTACTCCCATGTGCACCACTAGTCACTCCACCTGAAGATGATATTTTTAATACAAATTCTTCTCTATTAGCCCCAGATAAAGAGTTAACTACATTTGTACGACCTTGTACTATTATCTCTACATTCTCTCCATCAGCGACAGTTTCTTGAGCGATTCCCCATTTTCTAAAATCACACCATATTCCATTTGATGTATCTGTAGCTGAATTGGGTATGTCATCAGATATACATTTGTAGTTGCCATTTGCATCCAAATACAAAGAAACTGGGCAGTATTGGGTTATAGCTCCATTTGCCTTTGCTGTTACCTTAATAGTCCGTTTCCAGTCTGT